GCCTGCTCGCCGATGATAATCGGTGATAAGGTCAAGGTAGGGTGCCGGTCCTCTTACTAGATGATCGTCTCCACCTATATGACAGTACCTCCACAGCCGATAGGGTGCGGGGTCATGTGTCATTAACGTTTCCAGACTATTAGTATAGTCTAGGAACGCTAGTTCCTCAATCGCTAGATTGAGGATTGTTAATGATGGTTTGGCGATAGCCTCACCCATCATTATACCCTGTTTTGAGACGATTGTTTCAAAATCAGGGAATTCAACTATTCTAGGTCCGATAAGATCTAGAACTAGTTGGATATAATCAGAGGTATAGGACGATAGTCCGAACCCCTGAATAAACCCATTTAGGAGTGACTTTGTCACTTCCCAATTTTGGGCATTAGTAGCGTCCTTTAGGTCGCTGCTAAGTATATACTCTCTACGGTCGCCCCAAGAGGGGCCCTTCAAAGATGTTTCTTTGAGAGAGCATAGACCCTTCACTGCTTCAAAAGCTTGATCCTGTCGGTGAAAGCTCGAGAAGACTGAGGGGTGAAACTTCATAGCTTCAATCAATAGATGAGCTAATGGAGCTTGAATCACATTTAGCCAGTATTCTGACAATGTGACATGACGGGCCTTGTTTCCCAATTCTGGGACAACTTCGGTCCGTAGTACGGGCGTTGGTTGGTATTCCTTCCACGCCACGTACATGAGCTGATTTCCCAGGTCTTTATCAAGACCGGCAAATCGGTTACCTAAATCCTTTAGATAGGAATAGGTTTCGAGGAAGCCCCTTGATGTTTCAAGAGGTGTTTCTCGGTACAAAGTTTTCCAGATAGGTATTCCTGCCTGGTGCTTTGCTTGACCGAACGGGGTATTCTCCGTCCAGTCATACGTGTATACCTTTGTGAGTATCCTCTCTAAGGCTTCACGGACTGCCGCAGCTTGGGCTCCTTTGCCAATGCTGTGGTTGTATTCACCAGAGGAGGTCACGGATACGTGGCTTGCTCCTAGGTGAATTCTCGTTTTTCGGATCTTTCGACAGATAGATCCTACTCTACGGGCAGCTTGACCAAGTTGAAATATCACCTTGGATGAAGCTTGGAAATCTTCGGTTAGCACTTTCTTAAATGCTTCCCGAGATTTGAGCTCCGTCGCCAATCCCATATATGGCATTTGACGAGTGGAGATTAAGTGTGAAAGTCTTTGCATCTTTAGATGCGTCTTCACACCCGTACGGATGTCTACGATTGTGGACAGCCGGTTCATCCGATTGAAAGTATTCTTTTCGGATGGAAGCTGTAGAGTCCCGATAGTGACTGTTTC